AGAGACAGCCTTCGGGCCATGGACCGAAGGCTGTCTCTCGAAGATCCTGCGCAATGAAAAATACTGCGGCGACCTGCTGTTGCAGAAGCAGTTCCGTGTGGATCATCTGGAAAAGAAGGACAAGCCCAACGAGGGCGAGTTGCCCATGTATGAGGTCCGGGATAACCACGAGGCCATCGTCTCCCGTGAACTGTTCAACAGCGTCCACGACGCCATGTATCTGAACCGCCTGACGCTGCCCGAAGGCCACGGACGCCACGCCAGCTACCCTTTCTCCGGCAAGCTGGATTGCGCCCACTGTGGCAAGCACTACCGGCGGCGCAAGAACACCGGCTTCATCGCCTGGCAGTGCAACACCTTCATGACCTACGGCAAGGATCACTGCCCCGCCCGGCAGGTGCGTGAGGAGATACTGGAACAGTATGCCGCCCTGGCGCTGGGTATGGATCGCTTTGACGCCGGGGCATTCCGGGAGAGGATCGATCACGTCTTGGTCTGCGACGACCGGATATTGAAGTTTATGTTCAAGGACGGCCACGCCGAGGAATTCCGCTGGCAGGAGCCCAGCCGGTCGGCGGCGTGGACCCCGGAGAAGCGGGCCAGAGCCAGCGAAAGGAGGCGGGCGGGATGAGCGACAACGAGCGCCGGATCATCAAGACATATCCCAAGCGAGCCGGGCAGCGGGCCGACGCCCCTAAGCTGCCGGTCAGGAAGCGGCGCGTCGCTGCCTATGCCCGTGTATCCACTGACGATGACGAACAGCTGACCAGTTACGAGAACCAGGTGCGGCATTATACCCAACACATTCAGAATCACGAGGACTGGGAATTCGCCGGCGTCTTCACCGACGAGGGCATCACCGGCACCAGCACCAAGCACCGCGACGGCTTCAACGCTATGGTCCGCGCGGCGCTGGCCGGCGACATCGACCTGATCATCACCAAGTCCGTCAGCCGCTTCGCCCGCAATACCGTGGATACCCTGACCACCGTCCGAAAACTGAAGGAGCGCGGCGTCGAGGTCTATTTCGAGAAGGAGAACATCTTCACGCTGGATTCCAAGGGCGAGTTGCTCATTACCATCATGAGCAGCCTCGCCCAGGAGGAGAGTCGGAGCATATCGGAAAACGTCACCTGGGGCATGCGCAAGCGCTTCGCGGACGGCAAGGTGATCATGCCCTACAAGGTGTTTCTCGGCTATCGGAAGGGCAGGGACGGCCTGCCCGAGATCGTGCCGGAGGAGGCCGAAACCGTGCGCTACATCTATCGAAGCTATCTGGAGGGCCGCGCGCCTTCCCACATCGCCAAGGATTTGACGGAGCTCGGCATCCCCTCTCCGGCGGGCAAGCCGAAGTGGCATGTGGGCACCATCACCAGCATACTGACCAACGAAAAGTACAAGGGCGACGCGATCCTACAAAAGACCTTCTGCACCGATTTCCTGACGAAGAAGTTCAAGATCAACGAGGGTGAGGTGCCGCAGTACTACGTCCAGCACAGCCACCCGGCCATTATCAACCAAGACACATTCGCCGCCGTCCAGGACGAAATCCAGCGCCGGGCCGCTTCGGGACGCAGGCGGTTCACCTCCCATTGCTTCTCCGGGAAGGTGTTCTGTAGCGAATGTGGCGGGCTGTACGGCAGCGACTCCTGCCGCCATGAGATCACCTGGCGCTGCAATGCCCGGCACCGGCTGCGCACCCAATGCACCACGCCCACCCTGCGGGATCAGACGCTGCGGGACGCCTTCGTGCTGGCCTTCAATCGGGTGATCGACAACAAGGCCGGCATCATCGACATGTGCCTCGGCATCATGGCCGAGCGATGCGATACCTCTGGCATCGACCGGGAAATCGCCGGGCTGAAGGCCGAGGTCGAATATGTATCCGGCCTGCTGGAGCAGCACATCGCCACCAACGCCCGCACGGCCCAAGATCAGGCCGAATACAAGCGACAGTATGACGAGCATGAGCGCCGGTATATCGACCTGAACAACCGTCTCGCCGCCCTCGAGGCCAGGCGGGCCGCCCTGCAATCCAAGCAGGAGGGTATCGAACGCTATATCGACATCCTCCGGAAAAACGACCGGATCAGCACCTTCGACCCAGCGCTGTGTCTGAATACCGTGGAAAGGATCACGGTATTCCCCGAGGGCTGGCTGAGATTTGAATTCCTGGGCGGTCAGGTGGTTGAAGGATAGGAGGCAGCATCATGAACACGAGGAAGCCCAAGCAGGTCAGGGTTATTCCGCCAACCAAGGCGAAGCCCACCGACGCTCCAACTCAATCCGATGCAGTGCGCCGTGTGGCGGCCTATGCGCGCGTTTCCACCAACGACATCGATCAGCGCACCAGCTACAACAATCAGGTGGATTATTACAACCAATACATCCGGGAGCATGAAGGCTGGGAATTCGCCGGCATGTTCACCGACGAGGGCATCACCGGCACCAGCACTCGCCACCGGGACGGCTTCAACGCCATGATCGCTGCCGCCATGGAGGGTCGGATCGACATGATAATCACGAAGTCCATCAGCCGCTTCGCCCGCAACACTGTGGATACGCTGACCACGGTCCGCAAGCTGAAGGAGCGTGGCGTCGAAGTGTATTTCGAGAAGGAAAACATATTCACGCTGGATTCCAAGGGTGAACTGCTCATAACCATCATGAGCAGTCTCGCCCAGGAGGAGAGCCGGAGCATTTCAGAAAACGTCACCTGGGGCATGCGTCGCCGCTTTGCCGAGGGGATGGTCTATGTGCCCTACGAACGGTTCCTCGGCTATCGGAAAGGTCAGGACGGCCAGTTCGAGATCATCCCCGGTGAGGCCGAGGTCGTGCGGTACATCTACCGGCTTTTCATGGAGGGCAAATCCCTCTGCTGGATCGCCCGCCACCTGACCGAGCGCGGCATTCCCACGCCTACCGGGAGGGCGAAATGGGGTGATAACACCGTCCGCAACATTCTTCGCAACGAGAAATACAAGGGCGAGGCACTGCTTCAAAAGCGATTCCGGACGGATTTCCTGACCAAGAAAAACAAGGTCAACGAGGGCGAGGTGCCGCAGTATTATGTGGAAAACAGTCACCCCGCCATCATCACTCCGGCCCTGTTTGACGCCGCCCAGGAGGAATTCAAGCGACGCGTATCCCAGGGCTTCAATCCAACCAATGTGCACTGCTTTTCCGGGAAACTGTTCTGCGCCAGGTGTGGCGGTCTTTACGGAAGCAAGAAATACATGGGCCGGCGCGGTTGGCGCTGCAATAACCAGCACAGCGGCAAAACCGATTGCAAGATGCCGACGCTGCGGGACGAGGATATCGAAGCGGCGTTCGTGGAAGCCTTCAACTGCGCTATCGAGCACAAGGACGAAATCATGGGGATCTGCCTGGAGCTCATGGTCCAGCGATGCGATACCTCCGGCATTGAGGCGGAGATCGCCACTGTTCAATCCGATCTGGCCTATGTGGCCGGGCTGATCGAACAGTATACCCCCGCTGATTCTGAGGTGTTTATGGATTATATCGCCCGGCGTAATGGCCTGCAAGACCGGCTCGCGACCTTACAATCGCGGCTGGGGTTCTTGAAAGATAAGTTCAATTGCATCCAGGATTACCTCAGCGCTATCGGTACCGAAGGCCGAATCAGCAGCTTTCATGATGTACTATGGAGCCGTTTGGTGATAAGTGCTACTGTATTACCAAATGGCTGTATTCACTTTGTGTTCAAGGATTAGCTAATCTCTGCATTCCCCTACATTTTAGCAACTCCGTTCTGTTTTTCGTGTATGGAATTTGATTACTGTTCTTCTGCCCTAACATAATACGTACTGCGCCCGGAACCACATCGGAGGATTGTCCCTTCCTCGGTCAGCTGCTTCAAGGCGGCCAGCGCGGAGGAGCGTCCGACGCTGGGGCAATGGGCAATCACGTCCGCGCTGCTAAACTTGCCGACCTTTTCCAGCGCATAGCGTTTCACGGTATCATAAGCGGTGCTGCTTCGGCCCTGATTATCACCTGTGCCGAGACGATCCTCGAACTCGGTATAGCAGGCCAGAAGCACCTGGAGCATATAGCGGATGAAGGGGGTGGGATCGTTATGTGCCTCATGCCAGCCGGAATCGGCAGCCTCCAGCGCCTCGTAATACCTGTCCTTCGTCTTTTCGATCTGCTTCTCAATACTGATGTATTTCCCCACATCATAGCCGTTCCTGTAGAACAGCAACAATGTCAGCAGCCGGCTCATTCTGCCGTTACCGTCGTTGAACGGATGGATGCAGAGGAAATCGCAGATGAACACGGGGATCAGGATCAGCGCATCTACCCTCTCGCCGGCTTCTGCCTGGGCATAGGCAGCGCAGATGGCCTCCACCGCCTCTGGCGTTTCGTGGGGTACAACTGGCGTAAACCTTGTGATGACCGTCCCGTCCGGATGCGTTTCGTTGATATAGTTCTGGACATTCTTATACTTGCCGCCGAAGGAACGTCCCGACCGCTTGAACAGATCCCGATGCAGCTGGAGAATATAGTTCGAGCGGAGAGGAATGAAATCGCTGCTCTCGTGGATGGTGTTGAGTACATCGCGGTAGCCCATGATCTCATCTTCATCGCGGTTGCGCGGGGTGGTCTTTTCCGCGAACAACTGCTTCATGCGCGTGCCGGTCGTGACGATGCCCTCGATCTTGTTGGAAGCCTCTGTGCTCTGAATCCGGGCGATCTCAACCAAGCGCTCCAGTTCCACCGGCTTCTGCCGTGCAAAGAGCACCTGCCTGCCCTTGTATTCGTGAATCTTGGCAACCAAGTTCAAAATATCCGTATCCCAGGTTCTGTCGGCCAGGGCATTATAGTCGAATCGTCTCATGGGTTATCCTTTCGTCCAATAAGTCCTCTTTCGTCCAATTATAACCGATTCTGGACGATAAATCAATATATTGGATGGAAGTATTCGACAATCGAAAATAAAAGATTCTCGTATCAAGTGTTTTAACAGAAAGGATTTGGCTGCTATCGTGTGGAATATCACAAGAATCTTGATGTGTCTTTTCGTTATATTTCAATTGAAAACCCTGAAGACGATGTCTCGGAAAAAAGGAGGTGAACTGTATGGGCCGATACACTGATGATGACATTCGGAACATGAGCAAAGTTACCGTACAAGCCGCTGCCAACTACCTCGGTATTGCACCCATGGCAGTGTCCATTGGCATGCGCAACAATCTGCTCCCAATAGGATTCGCGATTCATAATAAAGAAAAGGACAGGAGTCCATATTCTGAAAGCTGGAGTTATGTGATCATTCCTGAGCGTCTTATTGCTTACAATCACGGGCGTATCAACGAACTCCAAATCCAGAACATCGAGTCGAACCTGAATAAGATCGTTGAGAGTTTTGAAGAAATGAAGCAGGACCTGCTTTTTCTATTAAGAGAAAACGAGGAATAGGAGGGATACAGACCTTTGATCAGTTGATGCATCTATACCATCAACCTCTGGATCAACAACACATCGGAAGAAAGGAGGAAGATGCTGTGAGTTCCTTCACCATTGAACGGAAAAAGCTATATGATGAAATCTGGGATATTTCCGCCAGAAAAGTTGCTGATAAATATGGAATATCCTATTCACGTCTGTTATCTAAATGCAGAGAATGCAATATTCCCTTACCTCCATCCGGGTATTTCACCAAGCTGCAGTTTGGAAAGCCTGTCACTCAGGCAAGTCTCCCAGAATCGGATGTACAATTTGTGACTATAGAAAGCCCTGATTCAAGCAAATCATTAAAAGAGCCGGCAAGCATAGCTATTTCCGATATCGTAGAAAAGCCGGTTCCGGTGGATCAGGATCGCCTTGAGCCACCAACCCTCACCAGCAACAGCGACGACGCATCCAGAGTTCCGCTTGACCGGTATGTCGATCCGCAAGAGGCTCTCAGACAGGAATTGTTCAAAAAAGTTTGGGAGCACCCGCTGTCAGACGTTTCAAAAGAATACGGTATCAGCAATGTCGCGCTTCGCAAGCGTTGTGTCAAGCTGGGCGTCCCTGTACCGGAGCGTGGTTATTGGGCAAAGCTGAAAGCTGGCAAGCCCGTCAATAAACCGGCATTTCTACCAAACATACAGAAGCCTTCACAAGCGAAACCAAAAACAGGTGATCAGCACGAACTCCATATTAAGCCAGACGCGCTTTCCTTTATGCAAGAGGAAGGGCGCAAAGAAATATTATCTCTTGCAAGTCGATTAGAGGTTGGTGGGCCTCACACAAAGATGCTCGACACAATTCAGGAATTAGAGAACAGCTGTAGGGAATGGCATAAAAAGGACACTTATCGCTACTCAAGGAACTATCGGGCCGGTGCTCCCTTTCTTGCCAACGCAATGAATCCAAAGAGCTTTACAAGAGCATTTCATATCATTGATGCTCTTGTAAAGGCACTCCGCCCATATAAAGGAGAACTCACATCTGATCATAGAATAGTCGTGAATGGTGAGCCTGTAGCCTTTAGCATGGAAGAGAGCAAGGATAAGCTTCCGCATACTATTACGCCGGAAGAACAACTCCAACTCCTTAAATACGAAGAAAAACGCAAAGTATACTCCTATGAATCCAAACCTACGATTCCAAAGTATGATCATCCGTGGAACGGCAGGCTCCGCATTTCTGTCAATGGAAAATACTCATTTGCAGACTGTAAGTCCTACGTCCTGGAAGACCGGATCGGAGAAATACTGATAGCGTTCTTCGAAGCATCAAACGATGAAAGAATTAAACGACTTGAACGAGAGGAACGTCAACGGAAAGAGCATGAGGAACACCTCCGTAGAGAAGCCATACGTGAAGCCTATAATCTGGAGGTAAAACGAACCCAGGCGTTGGTAAATGAAGCGGCGGATTACGCCGTTGCTTGTCAGATCAGATCTTACATCGCCGGAATAGAGCAGCAGTCTGATCACCCGAACAACAATACCCAATGGCTGGAGTGGGCAAAAGCCAAGGCAGACTGGTATGATCCAACAATTTCACGTGAAGATACTTATTTTGGAAAACGTCAACATAGCGCTGAATCTTCCCGAAAAGAACTGGCAGAAAAAAGATGGTGGTAACAGAATAGGTGCCAGAATAACGATACACTCAGAATCCGCTTTTCCTGGACGGATCGTCCGATTTCCCGCTATCATCTCCTTTATTACCTCTCTCCGCACAATAGACAAAGCCCTGAAAACGCTGAGTTTTCAGGGCTTTTCTCATAGATTCAACAGGCATTGGACCGCACTTTTCCCCTATTTTGAATCTATCCCTGTGCATTAGATTATTGGGCTCTTTGTCAAATGTTGGGCTCTTTGTCAAATGTTGGGGTGAGGAGACAAGGATAGAAGGATTCTGGCTCTGAAGGTAAAGAAGTTTCTGAAGCCAAAGGCGACACGTTTCAGAGCCTTGATTGCGTTGTTGCAGCCCTCCGTAAAGCCGTTGGACAGGTGGTAGTCGAAAGCGTTGAGGATATAAGGTTTCCAGTTGACCAGCATCTTGCGGCAGGCTTTGAACTCATGGATTTTGAGCCTGTCGCAGGCGTCCAGCCAGTACTCCAGGCGCTTAGAAGCCGTTGCTCGGT